GCAACTGCATTAACAAATGCGTTCTATTGCAATATTCAAGGTGGTTTCTATTAAGAAAAATGCCTTTTGGAGTAAATTCTTTTAAGAATCCATCAAAGATAGGCTTTGAAACAAAGTTTGATAAGAGTTTTGAGAAAGATAATGAATTTAATAACGATAAAGGTTTCAAAATTACAAAAGATCCTTATAAAGTTGATAGATTAAAGCGTAATTATGGTGCAAGTGAGGTTGATTTTTACAATAACGATTCATTATGGTCAAGATGGAGGAGAGGATATGAATTATATATAACCACACAGAGCATGATGGGCTCTTCTGCTAAAGAAAGAGGTATTAGAGGAGATTATCGTTTATATTTTACATTTCAACAGTTTCCAGGCGTCTTTATTCCTGCTCGTATTTATATTTACCCATCTGCTAAAGAAGATTTAGGTGAACACATTGTAGGTATGCGTGATACTGATGCTTTTAGCTTCTATGAACAAGGATTACCTATATTAGGTGTCAGATATTTGGGAAATGTGGTTAGTTCCACATATAATCAATCAAGTAATTCTTTAGTTGTTGCTAAACAAGATCACGGTCTTTTTCCAGGAGAAAACGTCTTTTTAGATTTTCAAACTGGTGCAGCTGTTGATGAGACTGCGACTATTACAAGTACTACACAAAACACGTTCACAGTAACGCTCACTAATTCTGCAAATACTAGCGGCAATGTTAATTATTTTTTATCGACTACTTTTGGGGATTCGCGTTGGACTACTTCTAGAGTTCGCATTCGTAGTTTGCCTACAGACGTTACTTTCCTTACAGGCGAACGCTTAGGAGATCGGATTGTTGAAAAAGATCCAGGTATTAATTGTACTTACTCAAGATCTTCTTCTACAGTTACAGTCAATACTGCTTCAGCCCATGGCTTATCAACAGGTAATACTGTTTTTATAGATGTATCTAGTGGAAATGTATCTTCTGGAAGATATAAAGTTACAGTTATTTCAAGTACGCAGCTTACTTTATCAACAATTACAAGTGGTACTACTAATGGAAATTTAAAATTAAGTCGTTTGATAAGAGGACGTAGATATGACAATTATGTTGCATATACATGTACAGGAACAGATTCAAGTACTAATGAAATTATTTTTCAAAAGAAAGAAAGTTATGGAGCACAAACAATAGATAATAAAGCTGTAACAACAGTACCTGCACATAGAGGTTTTGAAGTTGGTAGATTCTTAAGTACTGATTTACGCTGGCAATGTTCATGTCAAGATTTTTCTAGGAGAGATAGTTATAATTTATATAGTGATTTATTGAGTGATAAGTTTCCTACTACTAATGTAAAATCCACAAGAGAAGGACGTGTTTTAAAGTCAGATGGTACTTTATCTAATGAAAATGATATCCCTGGTGTATTTAGAGACTTAGGTTTTGTCACAATTAATAATTTTTATGAACTTCCTGAGTATGAAGATAATGCAGAAAATGCTGTTCAGAATTTAGCTTATTATCAACTACGTTGGTGTAAACATATTTACGCAGCGATGTGGGCTTTACTACATGATGAAGGTAATGATCCTATCAATTTGACTGCAACTTATGTTCAAAATGGTCCTAACATTGTTATAACTTCTGCTGACCATAATTTAGAACAGAATACTAAAATACAAATCGCGTTTACAAGCGGAAATGCGATCTCTGGTGAGTTTACAGTTTCTGAGGTGCAGAATAAAGATACTTTTGTAATTGTTTATCCTTTTGCTAATCAATCCAGTGGTTATTGCACAATTAGTAATTTAAAGAAACATGAGTTTGTAGGCTCATGGTTATTGGAGCCAAGTGACAGACCTATAGATAAAGGCTTAGAACGTTTTAATAAAAATTTCGAGAAAGAAAAAGTCAATATTCAAGAAGCTTTTAGAAATGTTTTATTAGCTAAACAAAATACAAAATGGAGTGGACAAAAAACTGTTATTGGAAATAGGAATCAACCGCAAGCAATTGCAGATTTTGATCCTTCAACTATAGGTATGACGTTAACAGATAATATACGTCGAGATAAAGATGGAAATTTAAGAAGAGATGGAAAACAATTAAACGCTACAAATAGAATGACAATGTTAATCAATAAGTTATTCAATAAAGTACCAACACAGATTGAAGATATCAAACTTGGGATTGTTAATAAACCTTTGAATGAGTATGCATCTGAATTTGAATCAGGTTTGATTGATTGTGGTGAATTTCAAGCAGGAACACCTACTGAAAAATCTGATACCTTGAGTACAATAGATTGTGGGACATACAACCCATTAACCGATCAGGATACAGTCGTAGACGCTGATCTTTATATCAACGCTTAACTATGGCTGTTCAGATTCTGACCAGACGTTCTAGTGTTCTAAATGACAGACCTTTCCCTATACGTCTTGGCGTTGCTGAGCTTGCTGTTAACAACAACGCAGCTGAGCCCGGACTCTTTTTTGCTGATGACACAGCTTCTCCTTCTACAGGCTTAATAAAAGTTGGACCTACTTTTGTAGGTTCTACCAGCCCAAATGCTTCACCAGTTGGTTTCAGTACTTTTAGTAAAGGTGAATCATGGTTAGATACAAGTAGTACACAAGTATTAAAAATATTTGATGGTGCGAATTTTCAAACAGTAAAAGCGGTTGTCTCAAATGCTGCTGGTTTTCCTGCTAATCCTGCAGATGGTCAATTACATTACAACCAAACAGCAAATGCTTTATATATGTGGAATCAAGCTAATACTTCTTGGATAGCTATTTAATTTTTAGCTAATAAATGATCAAGTATCCTGTCTAATTTTGTATGGACAGATTGCATTTCGCGTAAAAAATCTTCTTTTAAAACGTAGTCATGAATTACTTCATTCTTAAGTTTACTAAGGTCATTTTCTATGTTATAAAATCTTCTATCTAATTTCTTGTTGAAATTTCCTAAAGCACGTGACAAGCCAGCAAAGACACCGACGCTTCCAGAAATAATAGCAGCGATGAGTTCGACTTCCATGTCTACTTCCTTTTTCTCTATTCTAAAGGGTTTTTACAATTTAGAATAAAAGATAATCAATGAGATATGTATGCCTTCTTCATATGAAGCAAATATAGAAGGTGCCATAGAGATTCTCGTTGACATCATGCTCGCAGAAAGTGTAACGATGGCACGAGAACCCTATGCACCAAATTTTAGAGGATTAGTAGACGCCTTAATAGATCTTAAAGAAGGGTTTCCTACTAGGGTTACAGGTCGTCTTGAGGTGTCTTTGACTACAGGTGAAAATATTACTCAAGGAGATGCACTTTATCTTGATACAGGAACAGGAAAAGTAAAGAAAGCGGTTGGTAACGCCACAGAAGATGAGGCGACTGTAATTGGTTTTGCAAAGGAAACTAAATTTGCAGATAATCCTTGTGATGTACAAATAGCAGGAATATTAGGTGTCTCTGGATTAAGCCCCGGAGTTTTGATGTTTTTATCTGACACAGGAGCTGGAAATATTACGGCAACAGCACCTACAACGTCTGGTCGATTTGTTGTCAGGGTTGGTGAAGTAGCAGCTTCTAACCAATTAATTATTAGACCAGAACCTCCAATTAAACTCGCTTAAGTAAATGGCAACACGTAAATCAATTACCATTATCAATGGTCTATTTAGCGAGATAAACACCTCGTCGGATAAATTAGATCTGGCAGGAAATACAACAGCAGATTTAGCAGAAAATACGAATTTGTATTTTACTAATGCTCGTGGTCGTGGAGCTGTATCGGTAACAGACGCAGGTGGTTTAGGAAGTCTTGCTTATAATTCATCAACAGGAGTTATTACATATACTGGACCAGCTAACTCGGATGTTAGAGGATTAATTAGTGTCGCTAGTGGTTCTGGTTTAAGTTACAACTCATCTACTGGTGAGATAGGTACAAGTTCGATACCTAATAGTCAATTAGCTAATAGTTCGTTAACTGTTGGTAGTACATCAATTGCTTTAGGTGCTACAGCTTCAACAATTGCTGGACTTACATCTTTAGCAGCCACTACATTAATATCTGGTGTTGCTGATGCTGCAAACTCTATATCAATAGGGAGTGGAAATATAGTTTTTGAAGGTTCAACTGCAAATGGTTTTGAAATAACTATTACAGCAGCAGATGCAACTGCTGATCGTACTATTACATTCCCGAATGAGACAGGTACAGTCTTAACAACGGCATCAAATATAAGTCCTACAGTCGATACTTTTACATTAGGTAGTACAAGCATTCAATTAGGAAGTACAGCTTCTACAGTCGCAGGTCTTACAGCTCTTACAGCCACAACTCTAAATGCTGGAGCTGCGGGTGCTGCTAATGCAATAAGTATAGGAAGTACAGGTATTGTTTTTGAAGGCTCAACTGCTGATGCAAGTGAAACAACATTAAGTGCTGTCGATGCTACGGCAGATAGAGCAATTAGTCTTCCAAACGCCAGTGGTACTATTGCTTTACTTACATCATTAAGTGTTGCTAGTGGATCAGGTTTAACTTATAACAACTCAACAGGGGCTTTTGGAACTAGTAATATACCCAATTCTCAGTTACAAAATAGTTCGATAACTTTAGGTAGTTCTTCAGTAGCTCTAGGTGGTAGTTTAAGTACTCTTTCAGGCATAAGTTCTTTTACTTGCGACACAATAATAACTAAAGACAGTGGATTTAGAATACAAGATAATGCAGACGCTACAAAGCAATTAGCTTTTGAGTGTTCTGGTATAAGCTCAGGTACGACTCGAACGTTAACGGCTCCTAATGATTCAGGAACTGTTTCTACGGAAAGTTTTGCTACCGCAATCGCAGTTGCATTAGGATAGTATTATGGCAACACAAGTACAGTTCCGAAGAGGCACAACAAATCAAACTGAGACTTTTATAGGTGCTCTTGGTGAAATAACAGTAGATACAGATTTAAGTACAGCCGTCATACATGATGGTGCTACTTCAGGTGGTTTTTCTTTATTAAGAAGTGATGGAAGTAATTCAGCACTGATAAGAGGTTCAGCAGGAAATTGTGCTTTACAATTTGCAGGAGATCCTAATACAGGATTGTTTTCACAAGGAGCAGACCAAGTATCACTGGTTGCAGGAAGTGGTCAGCTTACAATAGATTCATCGGGTGCTTTATCTTTTAATGGAAATGTCTCTATAAATGGAGACTTAACAGTAACTGGTTCATCCCCAGACAACCTCGCTCTCATTGTTGCACTAAGTTAATATGGCTAATACTTTCAAGAACGCCACTAAACAGAGTCTTGTAACTGATGCTATTAGTTCGACTAATACGAATATTCTTACTGCTGGAGGCTCTTCTACGCTTATTCTTCTTAGTGCTATGGTCGCTAATAAGACATCGACGAGCGTAAATATAGATCTCTATATAAAGCCCAGTAGTGGTGATGAAGTTCATCTTTTAAAGGATGTACCAGTTCCTGCTGGATCTTCACTTGAACTTATTAGTGGAAGTAAAATTATTTTAGAATCTAGCGATGTTTTACGAGCTAGATGTAATACAGGCTCTGCTGCAGACATTGCTGTTAGCTTCTTAGATCAGACTTAAGATTATGGGATTAACACTTGTTGGGGACATTGCTGCTCTTCAGACGCAGTTTACGGCTATTAAGGAAGAGATTGATAAACAATTTGATAAGACAATATTGAATTTAGAAGAAACAAGTTGGGCAATTATTCGTAAGAAAAGAGATTTTTTATTACGTACAAGTGATTGGACAATGACACCAGGTTGCACTGTAGATCAAGGAGCTTGGGCAGCATATCGCCAAACATTAAGAGACATTCCACAAACATTTACAGACTATACAAAAGTAACTTGGCCAACTGTTCCATCAACAAAAGGACCTAATACAACTGAATAGCTATATAAGGGCAGAATACAATAGAAGATAATAAGTTACTAAATACTAAAGATGTATATTGGGAACGATCTGCAGATTGCAAATCCTAGCTACAAAGTAATTGACGATATAAGTTCAAGTTTCAATGGCAGTGCTACATCGTTTGCTCTCAATGTAAAAGGAGCTACTCCAGTACCTTTTCCGATAAATGAACAACAGGTAATGATATCTGTTAATGGAGTTATACAGGAGCCTGATGCCACTGGTAGTGCTGGTTTTAAATTATTAGGATCAAATATAATCTTTAGTTCTGCTCCAGCAAACGGTAATGCCTTCTTTGGTGTAATTTTAGCTGGTGCTGATTATGTGACTGCTGGTTCAGAGTTTCCTGATGGAACTGTTACGGCACCTAGTTTCACATTTGA